AAAACAACAACAACACCACCACCGCATGCACCATTTTACCAGGGACGTGCGGCAACGCGCGAAACCTAGTAGGATAGGGCTGCGTGTAGTCCCCCACCACCATGGGGATGAAGATTTAGATGAAGTGCGACCCACGGACGGAATCCTCACCGTGAACCCCGTCAGGGAGTTCACTCCGAAGGTACCTCAAAGTTTCGATGACTTTGTGCCTTCGGTTCAAGTCGAACCAGTGCCCAACCAACTCGGGCCCGTGTTTGAGGATGCCGAGCCACTCGTGACTGATGGCAAATCGTTCGATTCGTATTTGGCAGCTTTCGACAAGCGAAGCAATTCGCAGCCAGATGACGAAGACGATTGTACTGACGGTTTCAAGGCGCTTTTCATGGACGTATGGGCTGATATCAAGCCTTTCGACGAGTGGGATGTTGAAGAGAGTGACGTTGCTCGCTGGCTCGACAAGTTCGACGCACCCAAACGCGCACGCATGGTGAAGGCTCTGGATGAGCTCTTTGACTGTGAGGATGACGCGGCTTACCTGGGGACCAAGACTTTGTCGGTCAAGGTAGAGGCACTTCTCAAACGTTATGATGGTAAATGGGCTCCACGGCTCATTTACGCTGGCAACGACCATTTTAATGCCTTAACAGGCCCGGTTGCCATGATCATGATGGAGAAGCTTAAAGCGCTGACGGATACCCGGACAATCGGGGGTCTTGACGTGCGCCTAGCGTACAAGCGGCAGGCGACGGAATTAGCTTCACACCTTGCTACGGCTCGGGAGAAGGGGTACACTCATTGCGCGGAGGCCGATTTTTCGGCTAACGACTTGCGGCAAAGAAAATTCGCGACCAGGGGATGCGACCACGTGTACGGTATCTTAGGATGCCCGAAGTGGGCGCGGAAACTGTTCATCGACATGCGCAAGTTCCACGTGAGGAACTACGAACACGGACACCAGGCTGATTTGGCGAATCAGCTACCAACGGGGACCACACTCACTACGCCACGCAACTGCATTTGGAACATATCCATTGAGGCAGTGTACTGTAAACTGAATAAGGTAAAAGGTTCCGGCCTTTGCCTCGGCGACGACTGGTTGGCGATGCTCTCCAAGCGACTCAATTGCAAAGATTGGGAAGAATGGGTCGAGCGTGAAACCAGGATGAAGTTGACTGCAGCTCTCCCCGAGCTGCACGCTGAAAGTACATTCCTCTCTCGCAGGCTGTGTGTGGACCGAGAAGTACCAGTGATGATGCCGAAACTCGGCAAAGCACTGGCCAGATTCAACGCTCGCGCCAGTCCCAACCTTGGGATTAGCGACGCTGATTATATGGCCGGTAAAGCATTGTGTTATGCTTACGAGTTTCGCTTCATTCCCGCACTGCGTGAGCTTTTCCTAATGCGCTACCGCGCTGAGGGTCAAGCTTTGGTCGAACTCAAGGAGATCTCTTATTACACTCGCATCAACGGTGTGGATTCCGTCCAGGGCATGCTCGAAGCGTTGCAAAACGTTTCAGACGAGCTGACTGAGGATGAAACACGCGAATTTATGATGGACTGCTACGGTGATGAATTCGGATTCGTCGCCATGCAGGAAATCTGCGAAAGGATCATACTTTGTACCGACATCTCAACTGTGACGTGCCCAGACGGGCTTACCATCGACTTCTAATGTTTATCTGGATAACTGACTACACGGGATCCCCTGTCCTCCTAGGGTTTAGTGAGGCCGAGCTTCGAGAGGTTGCTCAAAC